CGCTATTAAGCGAAGCGTTGGTAAAGTTCCAAGCTGAAACAATGATGGCGACGTTCCCGTCAGCAGGCCCAGTTAAGACAAAGATTATTGGCAAAGAAACCGCAGCAAAGAAAGAAGCGGCGGTGCGCGTACAAGACGACATGAACCACCTACTGTTAGATGTGATGACAGAGTATAGACCTGAGCACGAACGGATGCTCTGGGGCTTGGGGTTATCAGGTAATGCGTTTAAGAAAGTGTACTTTGACCCACGGTTAAATCGCCAAGTATCGTTGTTTGTTCCCGCTGAGGATATGGTGGTGCCTTACGGCGCATCTAACTTAGAGACAGCCGAGCGTGTGACACACATCATGCGTAAAACAGAAAATGAGATGCGTCGGTTGCAGGTAGCTGGGTTCTATAGAGATATTGACTTAGGTGAGCCCGATGGTAGCTTAGACGAAGTTGAGAAAAAGATAGCAGAGAAGATGGGCTTCCGTGCTTCTTCGGATGATCGATACAAAGTCCTTGAGATGCACGTAGATATCGACTTACCGGGTTTTGAACATACAGATGAAGACGGCGAAGAGACGGGGATTGCACTACCTTACGTAGTGACGATTGAAAAAGGAACCCAAGAAATTCTCTCTATCAGACGCAACTGGGACCCAGACGATGAAACCAACAAGAAGCGACAACATTTTGTTCATTACGGGTACGTGCCTGGGTTTGGTTTTTATTGCTTTGGGCTTATCCATCTCATTGGTGCTTTTGCTAAATCGGGTACCTCCCTTATTCGCCAGTTGGTGGATGCAGGGACACTAAGTAACCTTCCAGGCGGTTTCAAAGCTAGAGGGATGCGTATTAAAGGCGACGACACCCCTATTTCCCCGGGAGAGTGGCGCGATGTGGATGTGCCCAGTGGTACAATCCGAGATAACTTACTACCACTACCCTATAAAGAACCTTCGCAAACACTGATGGCATTACTTAATCAGATTGTAGAAGAAGGCAGACGGTTTGCGAATGCGGCGGACTTACAAGTCTCAGATATGTCGGGTAACGCCCCTGTGGGTACCACGCTGGCTATTTTAGAGCGTACACTGAAAGTGATCACAGCAGTTCAAGCACGTGTACACTACTCCATGAAACAAGAGTTAGGCTTACTGAAAGGGATTGTGGCAGCCTACGCACCTGAAGACTACGACTATGACCCCGAAGAAGGCAGTAGAAAAGCTAAAAAGTCGGATTATACCTCTACAGAGGTTATCCCTGTGTCTGACCCTAACGCTTCTACTATGGCGCAAAAGATTGTACAGTACCAAGCTGTATTACAGCTTGCACAGGGTGCACCACAACTATATAATTTACCTATACTCCACCGCCAGATGTTGGATGCTCTAGGGATTAAAGATGCCCAAAAGCTCGTCCCCCTCGAAGAAGACAAGTTCCCTATTGACCCAGTCTCAGAAAACCAAAACGTGTTACGGCTCAAGCCCGTCAAAGCGTTCTTAAACCAAGAGCATAATGCACATATTGCTGTGCACATGGCAGCGTTAAAAGACCCTAAGATCATGGCTACCCTGCAAGGAAACCCTCTGTTACCCCAAATCCAAGCCACTATGATGGCACACGTAGCGGAGCACTTAGGTTTCCAATACAGAAAAGACGTTGAAGTGCAGTTAGGGATGGATATGCCCCCTCAAGAAGATGAGGACGGTGAAGATTTAAAACAAAACCCTGAAGTCGAAGCGGCTCTATCTCCGTTGTTAGCACAAGCGGCGAACCAACTTTTGCAACAGAATATGGCGCAAGCGGCGCAGCAACAGGCTCAACAGCAGCAACAAGACCCGCTAATCCAGATGCAGATGCAAGAGCTCCAACTTAAAGCGCAAGAGCAGCAGCGCAAAGCGAAGAAGGATCAGGATGATGCAGCGATTAAAATGCAGCAGATCCAAGTCGAACGTGAACGGATTGCAGCTACCTCTGCGAACGCAGATAAACAACGAGAAGTAGACACACTAAAATCTGCGGCGGTACTCGGCGTTAAACAGCAAGAAAACACGGCGCATAATCAGCACGTGACACAGAAACTGAAAGTAGACACGTTGAAAAACGCAGCAGACATGACGCACAACCAAGCCAAAGATGCTCAGACTATAAAGGTTAAAACGCTGAAAGATGCGGCTGAGATGACGGCTAAAAAGCAAGATGTTGAGATGGGTCTAGCTCACCAAGCGTATCAAGGGATGTTAGATCGAGACCATAAACAAGTGGCTGGTGTAGAGAAACTCGCACACGAAGCCCTCCAAAAGAAACTAGACCGTGACCGCCAAACCCACCACAAGACAGCAGACATTGCTCACCAAGGGTACCAAGCAGACTTAGATCGTAGCTTCCAGCAGCACCAGTCGAAGCAACAAGGTCAACCGTCTTTTGCCAACGGGGGAGAGGTAAAGGGAAAAAAGCCGAACCCGAACAAAACAGATTAACTGACCAAGACAGACGCTTCCAGAAGATGTTTAATACAAAACTATCTCCGAAAGACGAAGCTAAGTTTCAGTCGTGGGCTAAAGATAACGGTAAAAACCCCGATATGGAGTCAATAGATTATGACTTACGAGGGATGTACGCGGATTCAGCTAAGTTTGCGGGTAATGGGCATGGCACAGACAAGTTTAAAAAACCTAACCACCCTACTTTTAGTGACCAGTCTAAGTACCACAACTCATCAGACGGTGAGGGGGGAATGTACGTAGGGGGTAAGTGGGGCGGAGAAGGGGATCAGTTCACCTACACGCCTAGTAAAGAGATGATGCTAAAAACGCATAACCCCGACGACATGGTGGACTACATCCGGAAGAATGAGAAGACCACCAATCTGATCCTACCTATAACCGAGGAAGAATAATGGACATCCTTGACGTAATCATTAAAAACATTAACGACAAGACGGCTCAGTTAAAAGACACCGTCTGCTCAGAAAGACTTACCTCATTCGACGATTACAAACGGCTGTGTGGAGAGATTCACGGGTTAGAGATCGCCAAAGGGTACGTCTTAGACGCAAAAGATAGACTAGAAGATTAGCTTTAAACCCTAATGACAGCACGGAAAGACGGCAACAACTCCCACAAACAGGAAACAAAATGTCAAAGATTTTAATTGGTTCAAACCCCAATAACCCTCAAGTAGTTGGTAGCTACCAAACAGAAGATACCAACGAAGAGAAAGCAGCCCAACTCCCAACACCTTCGGGATACAGAATCCTCTGTGCTATTCCAGAAGCAGATAAAGAATACGACAGCGGTCTGGCAAAAGCAGACATCACTATGCGAAACGAAGAAGTACTCACAACCGTACTATTTGTAGTAGCACTAGGTCCAGAAGCCTACAAAGACGAAAGTAAATTTCCCAGCGGTGCGTGGTGTAAAAAAGGTGACTTTATCTTAGTACGCCCTAACTCAGGCTCACGCTTACTTATTCACGGTAGAGAATTTCGACTTATTAATGATGATACGGTAGAAGCAGTTGTACTCGACCCGAGAGGAATTAGCCGGAAGTAAGCACGGATTACGGTATTTTATAAGCACCAACAAGAAAACAGGACAAAACTATGAGCAACCACGAACAAGCAGTGTACAGATTCCCGGATGAAGAAGACGAGATTGAAATCGAAATAGAAGACGATACCCCCGAAGAAGACCGAGGCCGTCAGCCTATGCCTAAACACATTGTAGACGAGCTAGAAGAAGACGAACTAGACTCCTATGATGAGAGAGCGCAACAAAGACTGAAACAAATGCGCAAAGTCTACCACGACGAACGCAGAGAAAAAGAATCAGCACAACGTGAGCACCAAGAAGCTGTAAATGTTGCTCAGAGATTATTGACAGAAAACAAGCGTGTTAATCAAGTAATTAACAATGGTGAGAAGGAATATGTCAACAATATCCAACGTATAGCGCAGCAAGACATAAACATTGCGAAGCGTGCATACAAGGAAGCGTTTGAAGTAGGTGACGCTGATGGTATCGTTGAAGCCCAAGAACAGATGCAGTTGGCTAATTTAAGATTGGTCCAAGCACATAATATGCAGCTGGGGGCTTTACAAACACCTGAATATGAGGTACAACAAGCGCAGGAACGGCTACAACGCCCTGTACAGCAAGTGGCTAGACCTGACGAGAAGGCACTAGACTGGCAAGATAGAAATGAGTGGTTTGGTAAAGATAAGGAAATGACCAGCGCCGCTTTAGGACTTCACGCTAAACTTGTTGATGAGGGTACGCCAGTAGGCTCAAAAGAGTATTACAACGCTTTGGACAAAACAATGCGTAGAAGATTTAGCGAGTATTTTGGCGATTCTGATGATAGAAAATCGAGTAAGGGTAGACTCTCAAACGTCGTTGCACCTGCTTCAAGAAGTACCTCATCAAAAAAGATAAAGTTAACTCAGAGCCAAGTCAACTTAGCAAAGAAATTTGGCTTAACCCCTGAACAATACGCGAAAGCAGCTTTAGACTTGGAGAACCAAAATGGCAGATAATGTAAACACAAACGCAAGACCTACTCGTGAACTAGAAACCCGTGCACTTACGGAACGTCCTAAGCAGTGGATGCCTCCTGAGCTGCTCCCTGAGCCTGACAAAGAGGCTGGGTTCGCATATAGATGGATTCGCGTAGCAACACTAAACAATGCAGACCCTAGTAATCTCGCTGCCAAACTCAGAGAGGGATGGGAAGCCGTAG